AAGTTGAGTAACCCTTCGCTCATTGTACGACTACCAAGTGCAGGGTTTGCATTAACTACCTTCTGTCTTGGGAAGCTAGCCATGTGTATCACAATCTCTGGTTCTTCTAAGTAAAAGGTTCTATCTACCTTTTCTACATCACATATATCCCTTAACCATATTTCACTCTTAAACTTTTTAGACCGTTCGGTCATTAGATAATCAATTTCATCTTGGGGTATAATGCCATAGTTTGTTTGTATGTCCATGATACATACATCATGTCCAAGGTCTTCTAAACGACTAACGACATTATGTCCTATGAGTCCGGCTCCGCCTGTTACTAAAATTTTCATTCGTATTTCAACTTATAATATGTTAATTGTTTGTGTGTTAGATATGCTCTAATTTGATATTGATATCCATAGTTGTATATGTCATGATTACGATGCCAACTTGGTTTAGGACTAGAATTTTTCATTATCCACTTGCCTGCTTCAGTTTGTTGCCATTCATGTATCGGCTGTGCCACAAATAAATCAGGATCTTCAACATCACTCATCTTAATAGTATGTGCTACAAATCCTATTGTTTTTGCTTCTTCTGAGTCAATCATACTGCCATATCTGCTTTAATTTGTCTATCAATCTAATTTCCGAATGAGATGATTTTTAAAAACACTTTTGCTCGGCATTATACCTTTAGCCATTCTACTGATAGTAGCATGGACATTAGCGATACTGACATTGAATTCATCGGCAATAGACTTTAACCCTACTACTTGTTTAATAGACCCATCTGGATAAATTATCTCATAATATGTTGTATAGGGCAACAAAGAAGGGTCAATCCCTTTGATCCAACTGTTAGTCAATTGATTCTCTCTAAGAACCTCACGGGTTTCTTTGGAGTGAGATTTTCCATAAAATGGATTTTTATCACCCTTTCTTTTTTTAGCATTTTCTCGCAATGTTTCTTTACCTTCTACTGTCCAATTTTTAGGACCTAACATTTTTAAATAATTTGCTTCTTCTTTACCTATCTGGTTTGACAATGCCATGTACGCAATATAATCAAACTTATTCCCATATTCTTCAAATAATGTTTTATGAGCCGCAGCGTGTTCAGCAATTGTTAGCTTAACTAAGTTAGAAGGATCATTAGTCCCTCCCATGTGTTTAGGTATAATATGATGGTAATGATACATTGATTTCATGTATCTATTTATCATTATGGTCTACCTTTTAATATTAAACTGCCATTGGAGCCTTTAATTGCCCGTGTGATTGATAGTCAATTAATTTTATATCATCCATCTTGAAATTGTTTATATCTTTGATTTCGGGGTTAAGCCACAGTGTAGGTAATTGATAAGGTTCTCTACTCATTTGCTCATTTACTTGTTCTACATGATTCTGATATATGTGAGTATCACCTGTACTAATAACTAATTCACCTACATTCAAATCACACACTTGAGCAACTAAATGAGTGAGTAGCGCATAGCTAGCAATATTAAAGGGGAGACCTAAATAAACATCAACACTACGCTGGTACATATGACAAGATAATTCTTTATTTTTGTTGACATAAAACTGACTCATAACGTGGCATGGTGGCAATGCCATTTGGTCAAACTCACCCGGGTTCCATGCACTGATGATATGTCTACGACCATTAGGATCTTCAATTAGACCTTGTAATAGATTTTTGAGTTGATCCGTCTCCTTGACATGGAAGTGACCTTCTCTGTTGTATTGACTACCGAAGTCGTCTTTGAACGTTTCCTGTGAATGATAGACTGGCGTTTGCCAGCGACGCCATTGTACTCCATATACACGACCGAGGTCGCCCTCAAACTTCGCTTTATGCTTCCAATATGGTGCAAGCGCATTTGGCGTCCATATTGTTGTGGTTCCATCACGACTACCGTGGGTGAGTTCTGCCAATCTACGCTCATCACCGCTTCCCTCAATAAACCAAAGTAATTCACCGACACAAGCCTTCCAAGCAAGTTTCTTAGTGGTAATGGCAGGAAAAGATTCTTTAAGATTGAATCTAAGTTGTCTGCCAAATACTGAAATTGTCCCCACACCCGTGCGGTCGTCTTTAGTTTCACCATTGTCTAATATGTCTTGTAAAAGTTGTAAATATATCTTCATACTGATATTTTATCAAATATTGTTATGTAAATCAATGCTGTTGGGATAAATAAGAGTGTAGTTCGCGGAACGGGAATTCCCAACTACTCTAACGCTTATAGGAGCAATCAGCATGACTATTTATTATCTCTATGTCAAGACACATAGAAAGACTGGCCTAAAATACTTAGGCCAAACCGCAAGTAACCCATACAAATACAAAGGCTCTGGTAAAGAGTGGAAACAACATTTGACGAGATATGGACACGAACATGATACTCATGTATTAAAAGAATGTATCTCCAAGGATGAACGTAATTATTGGGGAAGATATTATAGTGAATTGTGGAATATCGTTGAAAGTTCTGAATGGGCAAACTTAATACCAGAGTCTGGTGGCGGTGGACTACTTGGCAGTAAAAACCCAGCTACTACTGATATTGTCAAAGAAAAATTCAGTGGCAAGAATCATTATATGAAAAGAGATACTTATATTTCTGCCAATAATCCACGATACGATACATCAGTGTATGACTTTGAAAATATCAATACTGGCGAAAAAGTATCAATGACTCAAAACGATTTAAGAACATTATACAAGCTAGACGCTGGGAATCTGAGTAGAGTTATTAAAGGAAAGCAGTCATCAATTCACGGCTGGCGACTTAATAAATAAGCACAGCATAAATTGAAAAATATTAGCCCGGACAGTAATAATATTGTCATTTCTTCTTCCAAATTTCATACGTATGGTCTGTATGTTGTTCTTTAAACCAACACATATAATTCTGTTCTAAGTATAACAAATCAATAAAGGCATCACAAGTATATTCGGTAAATGTCTTGGTCAAATATACTTCATCGATTAGATGCCATGCTGAGTTAATTAGTTGAGCACCGCCTATTAGCCATGCATTTTTGAACTCACCAAAATGATTTAAGTTAGGCACTTGTATAGCACCTATAGGTAGTACCAATGATTGACTGGTTACCACAAAATTTAATCTGCCTATTAGAGGTTTCTTGGGAAGACTTTCCCAAGTGTTACGACCCATGACAACAACTTGCCCATTTGTCAATTGCTTGAATCTTGGCAAAATGCCCTGAGTTTTAATCAGAGCATCTTACCTTTAGCTTATTCCTCCTTTAGGATCACAAGCCAAAAACTCTACAAATTTCCTAGTAACTTATCAGTCTCTGGTTGAACCGTTTCTGCGATAGTTTGTACATCAAAAACGAAAGAGATGCTTATTGCCACTGGATCAAGTTCACTTAACTTACGATTGACGATTTGCTCAATCTCCTCTGGCTCTAAACCTTGTTTCAATAAAGATTGTATGTTGATAGTATGTTGTTTTTTACCAATCATCTTAACAACGACTTTCTTTATGAACTCTACGGGAACATCACTCTTTTCAACGTCCAGAAGAATGTGTTCCCACTTTTTAATGTATTCTGGTGTTTTCTTCATTATGTACTTATGCTAGGGATTTTGCCTTTGCAGGACGACCTCTACCTTTTTTAACTGGTTCAGACTGTGTTGCTGTTGCTGTGATTTGAGTAGCTGTAGGGATTCCAAGCATCTCATTTGCTTGCTGCTCTAATCGTGCGCTTTCAGCCAATAAGCCCTTTGCTTCTGCTGCCATACGCTGTGCTTGTGTGATTAAATTGTTTGCTAGTGCAGTATCACCCAATATACCCTCAACATTTGGAACATTTACTGGTGGTTGACTTGGAGTAGGTTTGTTTTCACGCATTCTTTTAGCAACTTCTGCTGGAGTTTGCAATCCTAAACTAGCGTCCATGTCAGCAAGTTTTTTAACTGCTGCCTCACCTTGTGCCATTTCGTTAAGAATGACATTCAATTCACTTAGTTTGATTCTAGTAGATGCGTTAGGGGTCATTAAGATTTGCTCTGTTTGAACTTTCTTAATTAATCCCTCAATGTGTAATACATTTAACATGTATTTACCATCTGCCGTATGTGTGCGGCTCAATGCATCTGCTAGATTTTCACTAGTTTGACCAATAGAACCTTCAATACATGCCATCATTGGATCGTGAATGTGACGATTCAATGTCTCTGTGTATGTAACCAGACACATGTGTGGTTCACCGGGCACTTCTCTAAAAAGAATTGCAACCTTACGATCACCGTGCTTGCCAATGTGCTTTATAAAACTCATATAATATCTCCTCAAGGATACTATATTTACATGAGTTTGATTGTGTTAAATTATTTTCCGGACCAGCGCAATTCGTACATCATTGCTTCGCCCGGATCTTCAAAGTAAAAAAAGCTCTCTAGGCTAGATAGAAACTCATTATTGTTTTCAGATACACCTACACCATATCTACCTTTGAGTCTTGTAATTACCCAAACATGATTCTCATTTGAAATTGGTGTAGATGCTTTTACAAAATGGCGTGGAATGGGAGAGATTTCTCTCTCACCAAACCAAACATAAGGATCAAGTTCTCGCTCAATCATTGATGTTCATCGTACACCGCACACTGACCGAATGGGGGTTTTGGGTCAGGGTCACCGTGAACGATCCAAGTTGTGTCACAGTAGTCAGGGTCACCCCATGAACCACAAGGATATCCATCAGTGAAAACAATCAAGCGTTTTGGTACATTACCAATTTCTTTCAAGTAGTCAAAGATAACATCAAAGTCGGTACCACCGCCACCTTGTGGTTTGTATTCTTCAATACTATCCATGTTCTCGCTAGTAAAGTCTTGTGGATTGTACCACTTAGTGTCAAAACAGAATACATGAATTTTGTAGCCGTCAAAACTACTCATCATGCCTGCAATTTCACCCAAGAATGCTTGTGCTTGTTTGTCACTAATTGAACCACTCATGTCAATAGAAACAACAACATCAATCTCTTCACCTGGAGTCATGCCTGGCATAACTGC